GCACTCAACGTCCCGGTTACTGCGAGGCCGGTAGATGCAATGCCGAGCACCTTTGCTCCGCCAACTGCATAGCCGTGATTGTTTGCTCCGATGCGATACAAGCCAGTGCCTGTTTCACCCTCCAAATACAACCCAGGTGCGGAAACAGTGCCTGCGTCTAGGTTTGTCGCGCCCGTTGCGCTGATCGTTGTAAACGCCCCCGTGGACGGAGTCGTAGCGCCGACCGTCCCATTGATGTTGATCGAAGCTGTTCCGGTAAGATTTGTTACCGTACCAGAAGATGGTGTACCCAATGCGCCGCCATTGACCACAGGGGCACCAGCAGATCCAACATTGACAGCCAGAGCCGTGGCCACACCAGTACCTAGGCCGGAGATACCAGTCGCCACAGGCAAGCCGGTGCAATTAGTTAGTGTGCCGGATGTAGGGGTTCCGAGCACAGGAGTTACGAGTGTCGGTGACGTGGCAAACACTAGCTCGCCTGAACCTGTCTCACCAGTCACGGCTGCTGCCAGATTGGAGCTGGATGGGGTAGCTAGGAAGGTAGCGACGTTGGCACCCAGACCGGAAATGCCGGTAGAGACGGGGAGACCCGTCACGGAGGCACCTGACATGACCGGAGGCTGAGTAAAGGTCGCAATCTGTGAGCTGCGTGCGACGGTAGCCACGGTACCGAGTAGCGCGCCTACGTCGCTGTAGGCGTTGATTGCCAGATTGGTTCCGGCATTGGCCCCAGCCTCGGCGGTAGAGGTAGCTTCTATTGACCAGCGGTCTACCCCGGCAGTGCGAAGGCGCACGGAGCCCACGCTGCCAGCTGGACGATCAGCCACCAAGCTGGACGCACCACCAGAGGAAATAGCTTGCACTGCAGCCGCCCCGGTGACTTCCGTTTTATAGCCGCCAGTTGTAAACTTGCCGGTGTAGACGCCATTGTTAGCCACCCCGATCTCATTGGAACCGGATGAGTAAAATCCGGTGTTGGCCGTTGAGAATGCCGCAGACGGCGAAGCGGCGGAGCCCGCCCCGAAGATCACTGTGGCGATACCGCCCGACAATGAGGTGTTGGCATTGATAACGTTGGTGCCGTCACAGAACAGGATAGCCGCTTGACCCTGAGTAACACCCACAGTAGTTCCACCGGCCACGCATCCGAAGGTCAAGGTGTAAGCCCCGGTAGTAGCGTTGCTGACATAGTAGACTTGCACCACAGCAGGTTGGTTCACCGTCTGGTTGGACAGGAGCGCTCCCGTAAAGGTCTGCACCACATTGGACGCCTCGTTCAGCGTCAGGTTGACTGTTCCACCAGTCACAACCTTGTTAAGTTGAGTGAAATTGAACTGCGTATTACGACCCCGGCCCACGGTGTACCAATCAGTAGCGCCCATGTGGATGATGCAAGACTCGCTGGTGATCAGCGCAATGGTTGCAGACCCGTCGACCACTACCCCGCCAGTCGTGGCTACTGTCAAGGTGCCGGAGCCTTGGTTGTGAACTTCAATCGAGAAGTCACTTGTCGATGCCGCGGTGGATGGGAGCGTGAGCGTTCCTGACCCGCCAGTCCACACGAAGACCTTAGCCCGGTCAGCCAGGGTTACCGTAGTATTAGACGAGATATTAGAGACCGGAGGAGCCAGATTCAGTGTACTACCGATAGCCTTGACGCCGTAGCCTTGCAGCTGGGCTGCATCCACAGAAGCAGCCCCGACCCCGAACAGCGTGACACGCCACGTGCCTGCAGCCGTGCTATTGTCGCTCAGGTATAGGTACTTGACCTCGCCGGGGGCAACCGTCGCGATTGTGCCGCCAGCATAGTCATAGACTGTGAAGGAGAAGGCCCCAGCATTATCGAACAACACATCCATGCCGTTGCTAGTGAGTGTCGTGTCGGGCAGGTTCACGCCCAGAGACCCAACGCTCGGGGTCACCTTCATGATACGGGCGCACTCGTTGCCGGTTGTGGCAAACGCTGGCCATACTGTATAGATGCTAGCTGAAAGCGCTACGGCACGGAACTGCACGTCCGCAGCTTGAACTGAAGACCCGCCAAAAACGTCTGTATAGCTCATTGTGTTGCCTTATGTGTAGAATGGATAGTTCTTGTTTTTGGTAGGAACGCCCGTAGACTGATAGTGCATATCAGCCATGTGCGCAAAGACAGCATCTGAGCAGGTGTCGCCGCCTGCAGCAGCGTCCCGGTAGATCCGAACCATTAACAACCCATCAACTTCCATCCCTGAAACTGTGATAGCTGTAGTCTCGGCGATATTATGCTGATATCGTGTAGCCGGGCACGCCTGTGTCACGGTGACAGTTGATTCAGCCGGAAAAGCCTGCTGGTTATAGCCTTTGGCATAGGTGTATTGAAAGCCCCAAATCACGTTACCCGTGTTAGGTGCAGCATGTGCATTTGACCAATGCACATGCAGGTAGATGTCTGTACCAGGAACGTAGTCATGCGGGATATGAAAGACAGTCCAAAACTGTTGCATTACTGTAGCTGAAAAGGAATACGCAAACTGGGCAGTTGCCCCATATGCCGAAAAAGCCGGGTCATTGGCGCCCGAGCCTCTTACGTTAATTTCTCCCAGCATGTCAGCGTAACCGAAAGTGGGCGTAGTTGTATCTAGTTTGATACCCGTATTCGTGGTTTTTGGCAGGACAAGGTTACTGCCTAAGATTGCCTGCTTAGCAACCGACAACCCTCCCGCTAGAACAGTTCCCGCTGTTCCCAATACTGATGCATCTATGGTGGATGTTCCGTTGAGCGTGGTAAACTTGCCGGCCAGTGGTGTATTAGCCCCAATAACCACATTGTCCACCTGCTGCGCTCCACCTGAGACAGCGCCAGACAGGGTGACTGCCGGGAGCGTCAGGGAACCGCTTAGAGTAGGGCTTACGAGCGTTTTATTGGTCAGTGTGGCAGCGTTAGTACGTTCAGCGAATACGTGGGCGGTTGTGGCGATTTGGGTCGTATTTGTGGCGGCGGCAGCGGTTGGGGCTGTGGGCGTACCCGTTAGCGCGGGACTGGCCAAATTTGCCTTCAGGTTCAGGGCCGTTTGCTGTGCTGTGCTGACGGGCTTAGCGGTATCGGCGGTGTTGTCCACATTACCGAGGCCGAGGTTTGTGCGAGCTCCAGCCGCTGTGGCTGCCGCTGTTCCACCGAGGGCTACTGAGCGTACCCCGTAGGTGTTGGCATCAACGTCGTTGAGCCAGTCAGCCTCGATAACCGTTACGCCAGTAACAAAGGTGGTAGTAGTCATGATGTTCCTGTGATAGCGGAGCCAGCAATGGCGATACCAGCCACTGCCGAGGTCGTCAGGTCAGCCGTACTGAAGCCGGTAATTGGCTCATCCGGGCGGGGATAGCGCAAGGTAATGTTTTCGCTCATTCGAGCAGGTAGGCGCCAAGGGTCGAAGTTGTCAGAGCATGGGGCGCAAACCCGTAAGCCGGGAATGTTCTTGTCCGGAGCAAGGTCGTCATATGCCATCTTGATCCGGCAACGATCACAAATGGCGATACTGCGGGAGTTTCTGCCAGAGGTGTCGAGGTATAGCGACATAGTGCTCTACCCGCGTGTGTAGCCTGCAATGTTCGGAGCGATACGGATAGGCGAGCCATCCGATTCACCGTCTTCAGCCTGCGCCAAGTGCTCAGCGCTCTTTGCTTCCAGATACTCAAGCCGCCCCTGCGGGAGCTCCCCGGCAGGGAGTTCCACTGCGCACCGGCAAGCCAGCAACAAGATGATGGACTCGAGCCAGCGCTGTGGGATGTCCAGCGTGTTGGTCAGCGCCCCGACGTCCTGAATATGCCGTTGTGACCACACAATGATTTGGTCGGTATTGACCTGTAAACCGGGCCAGATCCAGATGCGCGGCTGCACTTGCTTGTCAAACCAGTATTGCAGGCTCTTAGAGCCCGACGGCACCGTAAAGGTCTTGTTGGGTAAGCTGGCGTAGTCGTCATTGGACATCTTCGCCATCGGGATCTCATATGGCGTAGTGCTGAATGAGATTTCACCCAGTGTTGGCAAAGTGCCGGAAGTGTCCCGAATGCGCCAGTAGCGCACCGTTCGGGTGTTGTCCGCATCGACTGCAATCCAGGTGTTGGCAGGTTGCAGCGTCGCAAACGGAAAGTCTGCCATCCACACCCACGTTACTGCGTCATCAGAGGACTCAAGCATGAGGGTAGCTGCAGTTACCCCTGCGAAGCTAATCGCGGCGTTGTAGACAGCGGTTTCGCCCCCTGCACCGAGGTCAATGCCCTGCCACCCGGCCCCGCTAATTGTCGTGCCCGTAAGGGCCGTCTTCGTGCGGTATAGGGCGCTCATTACGTCCACCGTTCCCGGGCGGAGCTGATAGGTAAGCTGGTTTGCCTGAACGCCGACAATTTGCTTCTCGACGCACCACAGGGATAATCCCCGGTTGGCAAGGTCGCTAAGCAGGAAAAAGAGATTCTCCCGAGCCGACAATTGCAGCTCGGAAGAGATTGTGGAAGCCAACTTCCCGCACCGCCGGTATGCGTGCTCGATGATATTGGTGACGTCGATTTGCGTCTGACCAACGGTGCCGGAGGTTGCCATGTCTTAGCCTGTTTGCTGGGTAGGTTGAACCACGCGCCAAGTCAGTGTGGCGCCATTAGTGACCGAGTTGATTAGCACCCGTGCCCCTGTAGCTCCGACTAACCCCTGCCCAGTAACTGTGGCAGTCTTGGCAGAAAAAGCTGAGGTAGCGGCAGACCAACTCAACGTGTCCGAGCTAGCATCAAACAGCTTATCCAAGGTTTCTTGCATCGAGTAGTTGATGGTCCCGGAAATCTCGACTTGGTGCATTGCGCCCACAATTGAGCGCCACTCTAAGGGAATAGCTGGCGTCAGTGAGGGTGCCGCAACCCCTACGGATACCACCAAGCCGCCCATCGTTGCCGAAGGCTGAATAGTGGACACTGTCTTGAAGTACCCCGTGCTGGTAACCGTGGAGTTACTGGCAGGTCCGGTCAAGCCGGTTTCTGTCTTGGCGTTGCCATCCGGCCCGGTGCCCACAATAGTGAAGGTGATGCCCGCGAGGGTGGCCTGCACTGGGGACGTGAGCGTAACCTGATGTGCCAAGCCGTCGCTGGTAGCTGTTGTCGTTGGAGCGGTAGCTGCACCGGTGGAGGTGAAGGTTTGCGCGTTGAAGGCCGTCGTCAACGCCGTGATGGGCGAGAACGGGCCTAGCTTGATTGGACGCATATGTGCTCCTTTGGGTTAAAGGAGCGCCCCCGAAGGGACGCCCAATACTTAGACCTGCGTCACGCCAGCAGCGCCGATGCGGGTAGCATTCGGACCGCAGGCAAGAGCCGGAACAGCGATCGTCATCACCAAGCGGCGAGTGCCATTGGCAGCGCTGGAGGTTGTATAGCAACCACGAACGTCTGTAGTGGAGGTCGTAGCAGGGCTAGTCGTATCAGCAGCAACCAGTGTGCCAGCATCATCAGCCAGTGTAGCAGCCCACTTGACCGATTGCACATAGGCAATGTCCACAACGCGGACTGGCAGGCCAAACTTGTCATTGAAGCCGACTTCCAAACCGTTGGTGCCAGCCGTTGCATTGGCGTTGGTGACACTTGTCACTGTCTTGAATGCCTTAGTGGTAGCCACAGTGCTGGTGCTGGGGGCAGCAATCAGCTGGCTCATCGGCTGACCATAAACGTCGTAGCCACTGATCAGGTAGGTGGCGGTGTTTGCTCCAGTAGCCTTGACCGTAACGCAACGCGGAACATCCAGCACATATTCATTGGTGCCGTCCGGGCGCACACGCAGGGTGACGCCCGTGCCAGCAGCCAATGTGAAGGACGCGCCAGAACCGGGGTTCTGCGATGCAGCCAAACCGGCAACTTGCAGTGTCAGGGGGACAATATCGTAAATGTAGACACGCCCAAGGGGGCCAACACCTTGCGTCATCAAGGACGGATTGGTAGAGTCGGCGGAGGGGAGGAGAACGGGACCTAGGTACAGGTCATCGGAGAATTGTGGCATGGTGCTGCTCCTTGAAAAGTTTGCACGCTCATAAAAGAAACCCGCCAGTTTGTGGCTGGCGGGGGTAGCGCTTTAGACGCCTGCGGTGCCGAAGATGGCGCGTGGATCAGTCCAGCCTTCGATGTAACGCTCAGTGGCCTTGTAACGGACCGAGTCGGTTTCGAAGTCGCCCTCCATGGACTTGGTCAGCTTGCGGCGCACGATCAGCTTCAGACCTTCGGGAGCGTCAGTGGTGACGAACCATGCGGTAGAAGAAGTCAAGCGGGACAGCACAGCTGCGTCACCATCGACGGTGTTGTTCAACGACTTGATCGGGTTGATGTCGTTGTTGGCCGTACCAGCACGCAGAACCGATTTCAGCAAGACTTCACCTTGGAAGACGTTGTCCGGAGAAACCACCAGCTTCTTGCCCTGCAAGCGGATCTTCTTACCATTGTTGTCCACAGCCTTGCGGATCTGGATCAGCATCTGCTCCAGCGACGTTTGCGACAGAGCCGCAGGCGTAGCCAAGACGTTGCTGAAGGTTCCACCGACGATGGGGTGCGAAGCACTGACCAAGCAGATGCCGTCGCCGCCGAGGTAGGAAGTGTTGAACGCCCGGTTCAGGACGTTGGCACAACGCAGCTCTTTGGTTTCGATCAGGGACTGAGCCAAGTGCTTGCTGAAGGTGGAACCAATGTTGATGTGGTCACCGTCTTCAACCAAGATTTTGGTCAGCGCAAAGGCCAAGCCGAACACTTTGTAGGTGTAGCGCTTGTTGAACAGCACACCGCCTTGTTGGTAGGTGACTGGCATACCGTCGGGCAACTCAGGCGCAGCGCCGAAGCCGTAGCCCACAGGCTCTTCGAAGTAAGCCCGCTCGATGGTTGCATAGACTTCATTAAAGACTTGTTTCCACTCGTCTTTTCGTTGGTCATACACACCGTCGAAGTACTGGTTCAGAATCGGCTCGACAACAGGACGGAAGTCCGTGGAACGCATAGGGGCTGCGCAGAGCACCGCACCAGAGCGCACTAGGTAACCGAACAGGAGTTCATGAACCTTCGCGCCAATCGACGCAAACATGCCAACCACGAAGGAGGCCAAAAGTGTAATCGCTTTCATTTGGTTACTCCTTGATTAGATAGCGGTTGTGGGCACGCGGAACTGGCTGTTGGCCAAGGTCACACGCAGGATTGGGTAAGCGTCCGTGGGGGCGTTGTCCGGTGCGAGACCGAAACCAACGATACGGAACTGCTTCTGGTTACCTGCACCGGCCATGGAGGCAGTATTCAGGTTGCAAGCAGACAACCCTGTGGAGGTGGAACCTGCCACGTAGGTAATGTCAGCTTCGTCGCCGATGAAGGCCATCGCGGTGGCGAGGGTTGCGCTCAATTGACCGACAGCTTGGATCTCGTACACTGTTTCCAGGTCGGTGATGACCCAAGCAGTGATGACGGAACCCGACTGAACGGCTTGCGACGCAGGGTAGTAGTTGCTGTAGGTGGGTTTGCCGGTAGAATCGACATACTCACATCCCATAAATACACCCAGCAAAGCGGCAGCGGCCGTGCCGACTGTGACAGTGCCATTAGCATTCAAGATGACTGGGTCACCCTTGAAGATGTTGCTACCATAGGTGGGGTTGATGGTGTAGGCCGCTGCGCGGTCCAGACCAGAAGGGTGGTACACAGGTACCAAGCCGATGGCGGCTGCTGTTGCACTCATATTGAGCACTCCTTTGTAAAATGAAGAATCGACAATGACCTTTCGGTCCATGACGGGTCAACAAATCAACTACGGGAGTGAAAACTCAACCTCGCGATTTTCAGACTCGAAGGTGAATAAACAACCGCTTATCACTGTAGCAGCAAACTTAGGGTTGTTTAGTCACTTTCGGCAATTATAAACCCTTTTTACAAAAACACAGGGGTTTTTCGGCGCTGAATGTCTGCCTCACGTTCCATGGCATCAATTCCGTCATCGGCCTCCTTGAGCCGCTCGCCTTGATTGTTGTAGCGACCGACCACACCGTCTTCCTCTTCCAGCGGCTTCTTGTGGTGGTAGAAGGCCATAATCTTCTGGTAGCGTTCTTCTTGGATCTTGAAGAGCACCATCTCGTTGCAGGTCACGTAGCCGTCGTATCCGGCCAAAGTCTGACCACCGGAGGCATCAAACCCCGGCATCTCAGACTGACGCACGGGTTGGTAGCCCAAGCGCTGGCGTTTATGCACGCTGTCATACTGGCTGGATGTGGTCAACCAGACCAGGTGCCACCCGGCCATTGCTGGCGGATTAGGCAGCGCAGTCTGGGTGAACTCGGCTTCCATGAATTTCTCGAAGTCGTCATCTGAGGTCAGACCACTGGTGGCGCGTTCGTCATCTTCGGCACCTCGGTCACCGCGAATGTCCAATGCGCCGCCAATCTTAGTGCGCTCATCGCCAGAGGCAGGTTTTGCTGTTGCCATGATATTAGTTCCTTAAAGTTTATTCCAGTACTACCCAATCTTCTGCCAGCATATCTGTCTGGCTTGCTAACCAAGGCACGCGGGCTCCAGGCGTGTTGATTGCGTCCACCGGGTAGCTCATGAAGATGTAGGGAAGAGTCATCTTGCTGTGGGCGTCCGGGGTTTGAAGTTCAAGCACCAATCCTTTGCCGTTCCAGCCTGCTCGCTGCACCCTCTTCCCGAGCTTTAGCATGTGCAGCGCATCACCGAACGTCAGCGCCTGAACAGGGCCTTCAATGCCTCGATAAGCCGTCTCAAAGATGTCCTTTGGGCTCCAACTTGTGTAACCGTCTTCATACTTGACGGCATAGCCCGGTTGACCGTCTTTTCCGTCTGCGCCCCAGGCTGTGACGATCTTTGTTCCGATGTATTTGTGTGTCATTTCAGTTCCCTCTTAGTTGTTCAGTTTGGTGCGCAGTTCGTAGCCCAGCAATGGCCAGATTTTCTGCACAGCATTTGCACGTGAGACTTTGCGGCCAATCTCTGCATCGAAGTTCTCAGGGCTGGCGCAGGCAGACTCGCCGGTCACGGTAAAACCGTTACGCATCACCAATATGCAGAAGGTCATTAACTCCAACGGAATCAAATCAGCATTACCCTCGGCAGGCGCCTCACGCCCGACATACGAGTCGTTATCAAGAGCGCCCCTGCGACCGTCAGCAGCAGTGAAGTAGTGCTCGCTGGCAATGTTCGCCTCAATGTCAGCGGGCGTGATGCGCGGTGCGGTCTTGCCCTTGGCCTGGATTTCTTGCTCGATGCCGCCATCATCAGTGCGGGGTGAAAGTACGTTGTGCATGACTAACTCCTTGCGTTTGATTTGTCGTAATCACGGTAGCTCTTGATCATTTTTGCCCGGGCAGCGGTGTCGTCCCACATGCCGGCAGCCTTGATAGCAGCCACTCGCTCAGGGGACAGCGTGAAACCGCCACCGTTAGCGCCAGAGCTAGGTTGGGTACTGCTTCCTGCAACCGGGTTGACAGGGCGCTTAGCCGGTGCAGGCTGCGCGAGACGATGCGGCAAGTACTTCTTAGCCCTGCTTTCCAGCTCAGTCCAGTACTCATCCGTTGTTGCGTCCCAACCCTCGGCGGTCAAGGAGTTGTCCAGTGCGGTCAGCACCTTGCTGTCCGGATCTGCTGAGGTCGGCCCGCCATACCACTGGTTTTTGGCTAAGAACTGCTGGCTCTTACTGACCAAGCGAGTGTCGAGCGGCTTAGGCGCATTCATCGCCCGCGTAGCATTAGCCTTGAATTCAGTGAGTTGCTGGGCACGGGTACGCGCTGCAATCATGTACTCGGTGGCTTCGGCCAACGTTTTACCATCATTTCTGGTGGCCGCGTTGGCGATGATTCCCTTGAAGTGCTCAGCGGCTTGGTTGGCTTGGCTTATTGCAGCATCAACCTGAGCGAGTTGGGAACCTGCATTGACGTCTTGAATTGAGCTGACTTGCTGTTGCAATGCCCGGTTTTGTTCGGTGATTGCTTGCAGGTTGCGCTCAAGGGCTTCCACTCGTTCACGGTTACGCTGAGCACGCGATTTGCGTTCAATTCGACGTCGTGCCCGAATGGCCTCGCGGTCTTCCTCAGTTTCGGCACTTTCTAACTCCTCATCGACCTTAGCGGTCTTTTCGTCTTCATCCCCCTCCAGGGGGTCATGTTCATCTTCACCCTCTGCTTCGAGGGGCTTTGCTTCTTCGTCAAGTAGGTCTTTGTCTTCAGTGGTCATAGGTGGCTCCTGATGCTATTTTGATGGCTTGTTCATAGGCCAGCAGTGCGCCTACTTTGCGTTCAGCGTCTTCCAGCGCGTAGCTTTGCCCCAATTCGAGGTCAAAGTTGGCAGGGTCAGCACAAGCAGCCTCCCCAATCACGGTATAACCACAGGTTAGGGTTACACAGCAAACAATGTGCCGGGTGCCACGAAACAAATGGTATTCCTTGCTTTTGATGGCGTCCTGAATGTGCTTCGGGGTCACCGAGGCGCAGGTCTTCAGCATAAGGTCGTGGATCATGTCAGGTGTGCCCGAACTTTGGTGACATCACCAGTGTAAGCCCCGATCAGGTCAGCGTCACTGAGGATGGCCAGCATGATGGGCTCCAAGCCGTCCCGGAGGTCCACAGTCCAGCGGTCACCGCCCCAGCGCGGGACCTTGACGTAATCACCGGGTTTCGCCCAGATACCTTCAGGCCATTCCTCGCCAGTGGTACGCTTCTTGAAGGCCAGAGGGCCGACAGAGATTAGCTTAGCAACCTGCCCGTTGTAGGCTTCTTCATCCTTGGTGCCAGTGGACAGGATGATGCCGCTTTTGGTTTTGGCCACAACTCGACGGATCTGAACCACGACGCGATGACCGAAAGGGGTAAATTCTGGATCGACATGGGGGAACATTTCCTCGATAGTCTTATCAGACACATCGAGACCCTGCCCATAAGGGTTAACAACATCACCTGCACTCATACTAGTTTTCCTTACAAAACCGCCTCCATATGGCCGGGAGGCGCACGGCAGTCGATCAGTTATTGATCGTTTTCCATTCCCGCCATCACATTCTTGACAATGTCAATGAGTGCGGCAAGCTCAATGTACTGGCCCAACCTACGCTGGAAGGCTGGCCAGTCATTTGGAGGTGAATCGAACACAGCTAGGGCCATTTCAGCCCTACGTTCGATCAGCTCCTTGTAAATCTTTTCCAGCACTTACTTGCAGCAGCCTTTGGCTGTACCGCCCTTTTTGTACCCGGGGATGCCGTTGGCCATCTTAGCCTTGGTCAGCGGGGACATTGGCGCACCCTTGATTGCACCGATCGGGGTGGCGGGCATTATGGAACGCGCAGCGGGAACGAGCCCGCCTTTTTTGAAGCCGACCGGCTCACCCACGGCCATGCGCTTGTGTTGCGGGGTGAGAGACTTAGAAATAGCCATGTATGTACTCCTTAAAGAACCATTGCAAACAACATTAACTCATCTTCTTCATCGCGGAGCTTCTTTTGGTATTGCTTCGCAATGGTCACGAGATCCAACTCAAACCCGTAGGCTTCAGGCCGCGCCTGTATTTGCTGAACCAAATTATAGGTGAATTGCTGCGCAGCAACCGCATCGGCAATCCCAGCTGTCAAGGAATCTAGATCCTTTTCAGCTTTAAGGGCCAGCGCCTCAATCTTAGCTTGTGTAGCCGCTGCTTTGCGTTTTGCAGCAGCTTTTGTTTCGGTTTTTGCAGGATCTTCAGCTTCTTGCTTAGCAAACGCCTTGGTGTAGTACTCGATCAACCAAAGGCGGTTGACTCCCGACTTGTTGGAGGACGCAGCGCCGGGAGCATAGGTCAGCGTCGCTGCATTGCCAGTATAGACGTACGCCCCGGTGTCACACGTCAAGGCATAGGCCGCCCCTGCCCCGCCCGGAGCGTAGGCTAGCGTGGCTGCGTTGCCTGTATAGGTGTATGCTCCTGGAGCCAGCGCCAGTTTCCGCGCAACGGTTAAAACCGCTGGGTTCCCGGCGTAGGAATACGCTCCTGCAGCGCAGACCAGATTATGCGCAACCGTCAACCCTGCGGCATTGCCAGTGTAAGTGTAAGCGCCAGCCTCAAGAGCTAGATTCCGATCCAGTCCCAGCGTTGCCGCGTTACCCGTGTAGGTGTAGGCCCCTGCCGCCAGCGCAAGGTTTCTAGCAACTGTCAGTGTGGCCGAGTTACCTGTATAGGTATAGGCCCCCGCTGCGCAGGTCAGCGTGTAGTTGACTGGCCCCCCTCCGCCCGAAGTTTCATCAATATAAGCGCCGCCGGGTATCTGATACTGCGCGGTAGCAGTCTCATTTACGTACGGTCCACCGGGTACTTGGTACTGCGCCATGCTATGCTACCGTTAGCTTCGGGCAAACGTAAATTGTCTTGCTGGCCTTTGCCAGCACTACCCGAGCCACAATGAACCCAATTTCAGCAGGTGTGATAGTGACAGACAGTTTCTGCTTCTGAGGTGTTGTCAGCCCGGTAGTTGTCCATGTTTCCGAACTGTCCGTTTGATCTGCGGCGGTAGCCAACACGTCCGCCTTGCAATCACTGATCCAAGTTCCAAGGGGGTAACCGCTCGTTCCGAGGTACATGACCTCTAACCACACTTCATCATCCTGGAAGCGTGATCCGGTGCCTGCCCCCTGCCCGCCCGCAACGTTTGTATCATGCACAAACTCCACAGTGACTGTGAGGGAGCTCAAAGTGGAGTTCCACTGAACAATCTCAGGCGAAAGTAGCCTCTGCAGTGGGTACTGCGCGGTGGATGACGTAACCAGTTTCCAGGAAATGCCTGTAGTTCCGTCGCTTGCTCCAGAGGAGCGAACAATTGTTGTTTCGCTCTTAATGGATCCACAGTAGTCCTCGACCCACAAGCGATAGTTTGTATCTGTGCTATCGCAGTTATGCATCTCGTAGCGCTGCCCCAGTCCAACAGAACCTGCCGCCACAAGCAGCCCTGACCAGGACGCAGGAAGCTTGCAATCGCGAAACACCATCTTTGCTGGAGCGACGCCAACGGGCGAACACAAATTTACCGTGCTGGCGCAGTTTGAAAAATCGAATCCACTACAAAGGAAGGTTCCGCCAGACCTGTCCGCAGCCATCTTAAAAATGGATGTCGGTGTTGTTGATCCTGATAGAACAGACCCACCCTCTATTGTGGTGTCCCCAAATACTGAAACCGCGTTGTTCGCATGCGCAAACTTGAATGTGGAGTTGTACAGCGATGTCTTCATCAGCACGTTTTGCGCCGACGCTGTCGTTATAAGACCCCCAGAGCCTGCGCTTGTGGTCTGAAAAGAGCAGTTTTCATATCTTTGCGTGGCATTAACGTTGGTGCCGTTCATTGCTATGCCCGCGCCTGATATAAATGTTATGCCGTAACAATACAGCGCACCATTCAGCGTTATGGTGTTTGCGCCAGTGGTAGTGACGGTGGCTGTTGCTGCAACCGCTGTAGGGGGTCCCGCTGCATCATTTCCGCATATGAGCTTTACTGGCGAGGCGTTGGTTCCAGCTCCAGCAAACGTAACAGTCCCAGCCGTTGACTCTGCATGATTTTGGCTGACATAGATCGTGTCTCCAGCAGCATCAATCGCAGACACCCCGGCGAGGGTTGCTTTTGCAAGTGCCCAAGTGGTTCCGTTGTCTGCATCACTGCCATCTGTTGATCGAACGTACAACGTTGCCATTTATTCCCCCATAGCAGTCTGAACCGCTTCATAGTTAGTACGCATGGAGGTCATTTTGGCTTTAAGCGTTGTCCACTGCCCTGCAGTCAACCCAAAGGCGTTCCGAACCTGCAAGTCCATAACGTCCCCGGCCTCGATATGGTCAAGCACAAACTTAGCAATACGAGCGGCTTCTTCTCGACCCGCAGTTTTGTATCGCTGTCGTAGGCGTGCGGCAAACTGCGCCAAGGTCTGGTGCTGTAACACGAGCGCCATCAGCTCAGCAAGGCGTTAGCCTCGCTCTCCGCAAGATCGTTTGACAGCTGCACCGCACGCGCATTCAGGATGGTGTCATAGTTCATGGTGCCGTCAGCAAGGTATTCACACACATGCGCCGCCCCAAGGCTGTTCACATGGACTTCAGTGATGTACCTGCGCCCGTCTGCCTGTGGCACCCCAACAATGTATCCGCTGGATACGATTGGCATGATCAAGTCACCGTGAAGGTTCCGCCGGAAGCATCCAGCGTCGGGGTGAAGGTGTCTCCGTTAGTGCCGTTCATCACCACAGAGGAGCCATAGTCCCAGTAGCTGATACACTGCGTACGGGTCAGGTTGTACAAGATCACATAGCGGAAGGTGAAGCCTCCCCCTGAGGCTGTCCAGGTCGGGCTAGCTGGCGCTGCAAGGATCAACTTGTAGACTCCTCCAGACTGAGTGGCTGAGGTAACTGTACAGTTCACCCCGCCTGCAGTGTACCCACCAGCAGTGCCCAGCTCAGTAGCACTGGCCGCTGTGGTGTCTGTGGCCACATTAGGCGCCGTATTTGACAGGATCAGCTGCCAGGTGTCAGACCCCGCGTTGGAGGCCTCCATAAGCACCTCAGTGCCGATTTGATATTTAACGTAAGCAGCCATTATTCAGTACCTTTCACAACAGATTCAACCCCGATATTGTTACCCAGCTCATCTTTGATATACCGCGCCACCCGTGGGGCACGTTGCGCTTGATGCAGGGCGGTGAGCCCTTGTGCCAGCTGTTCCATCATTGAGGCCAGGTTCTGGTGCATTTCAGCAATTATAGGCGCCAGCTCCCCTTTCAGGCTGATGGATGCCTGTGGAACAACTGATGCCGTTTGCTGGAGCATAGACTGCAGCAGGGCCATTTGCGCGTCATTGTTAGCCTTTTGCTGGTCACGTGCCAGTTGCGCATTGGCCGCGTCGGCTTCCCGTTGGGCAGTCTGTGCGGCTTGGAACTCCGCCAACCTTGTTTGAGTATCCAGAGCGTGATTTTCGATAGCCGTTGCCATGGTGGTAGCCCGATCATTAGCATCTTGCTTGACTTGCTCTTGCCACTCCTTGAACATTCGGTCCTGTTCGGCGTTTTGATACTTGGCATCCCGCTCCCGTTGTGCCTCCGCCAGTGTGATCTCCTGAATGCGCTGGTCTGCGGCGTCCTTAGCGGCTTGGAGCTGCTGGGCGCGTTGCATTTCAGCCTCTGCATTGAGCTTGGCAATGGCTTGCTGGCCTGCGATTTGAGCCGCCACAGTGGGGTCAACCGGGGGCTTAGGCGCAAACTGCGCGGCGAGTTGCTGCGCTTGCTGCATCGCAGGCATAACCATCGGTCCGAGCAGTTGAGCCATGATTTTGTCGGCAAACGCCGCCCCTTTTGCCTCTGCCTGAGCCCGAGTGATGGTTGCTCCCATGCTGGGGGCCATCATTTCCATAGCATCCGCAGCCCCTTTGGTGTGCTTTTTGTACAGCGACATCAAGTGGTCCTTGAGATGCGCCATCATCGGGCCAAAAGCCATCGTCCCAATCAATGGGTTGGCCCCAAAGATCGGGCTGGTCAGGAAGTGCAAGTGGGTTTCCAAATGCGCGATGTCATCCTGCTCCGCATAGACTTTGATTGGCCCAGGCTCAGCCGAGCAAACTAAGAAGTTTTCGTCCAGCGCGCCTAATCGCTTGGGATCTTTTGGCAAATTGGCGAATTCATCGGGGGACGGGATCTGCAACAGCCGCAGAGAGCGCTGCAGTAACCGCTCGGGTTTGAAGTACGGTTGGAAGGCGGGGTTAGCCGACAGCTGCATGACTGCCTGCAACTGTGCGTAACGCTGCGCTTCACTGAAGATGTTGGGATCGCTAACCGGAATAATGTCTAGCGGACCTTGGAAGTCCTGCCGGGTGACCACTAGCTCGCCCAGTTCCTCAACGGTCTCCTCATCCGTCATGTTCTCCGCGTCCAGACGGTGCAGAATCTCCAGCTCTTTCTTGAAGGAGGCGTGGCAGCGCGAGTGTATAGCGCTGAAGTTGACCGAGCCGTGCTCAATGAGTGCCAAGGCGGTGCCCACAGGCATGTCGGAGCCAGCTTGATTGATGGCCTCGCTTGCAGTAGAGATGACACCTTCAGCTTGCTGGGTCAGCCACTCCAGCAGGTTAAACAGCACGGGGGACGGGCCGGCAAACGGGAACGGCATCACCATCTTGCGGATGTCATCCACTCCGGCGGGGGCGTCAATCTCGGCCAGTTCTGTGGCGTTGACTTGGATGCTCTGCCCTGCGGTGCGACCGCCTTTGAGCTTCAGCCCACCAGGGAAGTTGGCGATGTGTGCCGAGTCCAGCAAGGCGCGCAGGGCGCCAGTACCGCCCACTGACAGCGAACCGATGAGATGATACAGCCCGACCCCAGGACCGCCGCGCCACGGAATGAAGGTGTACTCCACCATCCAATGCTTCTTGGACAGTTGCTCGTCCATCTCGGACCAGTTCCGGTACAGCCCCAGCACCTTCTGAGTAGTGTTCTCGATGTGCAGGATGTATGGGGCTACTTCCCCACCTGTCAGGTCATCGTCTTCGATGGCTAGGTCCACATAACTCATGTAGACTTCACGCATACCCTCGTCATTGTAGGCCAGCGTGTCTTCTTCACTGCCTTCAATCTTGTCGGTGGCCTTGCGTGACTCTGACTGATCAGCCCAGCCGGGATCTACGGCACGGGTGTGGATATCGCGGTACAGCCCGGACTCAATACGCGCCTCGAACTCAGCCTTTGAGACCCACTGGCGGTGCGTCACGCGGCTGCAGGTGTAGAAGTCCGATTGGTTGTATGGCATGAAGACGTCATCAATGTAGACGGTCTCCGTGCGAGGACGCTCCAGCTTGGCATCCCACCACCAGCGCTTGTACTGTGAGCCGCCCAATGGCAGCTGACTCAGTAGGCGCTCCAGCTCAGCCCGTTGCTCTTGCACGCGGGTTGTAAGCTGCCAGTTCATGTAGGCTTTCTTGCGCTCAGCCTTGTCGATCTTAGCGTCGTCAGCCTCGCCGATGATCTGGGTCTTGCATGGACCAGTCGCCGGGAACAGCTCCTTGATAGCACGGCTGGCGAAGTCCACGCAACCTTTGGCCAGCATGGGGTGCACGGTCTTGGAAGCCCCGTCGAAGGATGCGCCTCCGGGGGTGTCCTTGCCCAGCCCTGTGCGCTTGATGCCTTCGGCCTGTTGCTTGTCGCGCTCAGCCCGGGAACGCCGGTCAGACTCGATTAGCTCGGCCTGATCCATGCCCAGCGTGGCGATGAAGCCTTCGGGCAGCTTCTCGGCTAGGTTGGCCCCAAACTCAGGGCTCTCATAGGCCTCGTCGTCTTCAGGCAGCTTGACCAGCGCGGAGCCGTCAGCTTGCTCCTCGACTTCGAACTGCTCTTCTTGTGCTTCATCCATTGCGTCGTCCTTTGTTGTTTGCAGCGTAAACTGCCAGAGCGGTCTTGGCCATGTCGGATGCCTGTGGGGCGTTGCCGGTTATCCCGTAATTTGCCCCAGCACTAACCAGCCGGGGATCGACCCCCGTTTGCTTTGCTGCCTCGCTCACTGCCTTGCCCAGTGCAATGCTGCCCACGGCGTTAGCCCCAGCCTGTCCCACAGGGACACCCCTCATGACCGCCTCACCTACGTTGACCACAGGACCAAAAGGTCCAGCCGCAGAGGCTGCGGTCTTGCCGATCAACCCAGAGGTTTGCCCGCTCAGGAACCGGCTCAGGTCAGCTGCGTTCAGAATCTCGTCCACTGACTGACTCATATTGGCAGCGTTCATTCCGATCTGTGAACCATTGCCCGCAAGCTGCGCCATCACCGCGTCGCTCATGGTAGCCCCGCCTGTACCCGAGATGTAAGGGGCATGGAACAGTGGGGAGCTTAAGCTGTCCACTGCAGCATCCGTGAACCCGGGAGTCATCCCAACGGTAACCGCATCGATCTCTGCTGGTGTCAGGGCTTCAGCTGGGGTCTTGATACCGTTGGGGTCACCAGTGAAGTACATATAGGCCAAGGCTGCAATAGCTTTAGCCGCATCAGGAGAGATTGCACCGCCGGTCGCTTCAGAGCCAAGCTTGGCGGCTTGGTTGATCGTACCTGAGGTTGCTTTTAGTGCGTCCTTGCCGAAGTCATCCACGCTTTGCACCACAGGGCGGAAGATTCCCCCGATGTTGCTTAGCTGTTGACTCAGCCAGCCGCCTTTCTCAGGCTTCGGGGTGAAGACGTTGGGCTGCGCATCAGTACCCAGCACGGAGGTGTCAGGCGCGGCGTTGGGGTCATATGCTTTGAGTGCTTCGATGTAGCTCTGGTCAATGCGTTGCTTAGCTCGCGCAGCGTCCTCGTCCTGAGTCCACGGGCGGTCAATGCCGATACCATATTGAGCTTGGTGAGCTTTCTGGAACTCATCATAGGCGTCTTGCCATGTTGGGGCTTTGCCCGAGACTGAGCCGCCTTCGGCAAAACCGGGAGGCTTTGCTGGCCCCATTAACCCAGGCCACACTTGCTGGTTGATGGTGTCAATTTCCTGTTGCGTTGCATAGGTTGGAAAATCAATACCGGCTGCACGAATCATCTTTTCTTCATTGGGATTCCAAGCATCGGTTGCTCTTCGAAACCCGGTGTTCTGCAAATCACCCACATCGCTCCACTTGCCGGACTTCACAAAGTCCTGGACGAAAGGCAGGTATTCGTCGTTGGGTTTGCAGTTCTGCTTGCCTTTGATTTGAAGAATCCTAGGGGGTGGTGTATCGTAGCCGTGCTCAGTCAATGTTTTTACTGCAAACTCATCAAAATCCCCGTTACCCTTACGATGCCTATGAATGTAATCATACATAGTCGAGGGTGCTTCAAATATATCACCAGCACTTTGCTTATCGGGATCGGGCAAAGACTCGAGATATGCTTTAGATACCAGGGAGGGCTTTCCCTCCTCAATTGTCACATGCGGTCGACCCTTAGCGTCGCGCAGGGAGTAGATGCGAGTGCTACCGTCAGCGACCTTGGCGCAGTACCTTCCCACACAATGCTGCATAGTGTCGCCCTCGTACTTGAGAGCGTCTTGTAGAAGAGAGATGCGGGGATCGTTTCTGCTTATCTCCCCTTTAGGACCTCTGAATCTAGACCCATCAGTGGTCGTATCTGCCCAACCCTCAGGCAAATCAGAGGGTTTCCGCAGCTCCACCCACCTGTACCCTTTCTCAGGGTAATCCTTGTGGAGCACGGTGGCCGCGTTGTTGGCCTTTGCGAGGTCAGCAGCTGCTTTCTGGTCAGCGCGCCACTGGTTGATCTGCGCCACTCGCTGCACGGCCTGTGGTACGGACACTTTGGCGAGGTCTTCAGGCTTGAGACGCAGTTGGGGAGGCAAGCCGCTATTGACATCAACTGCATTGCGCAGTTCGTCCATAAGGTGGTCGAAGCCGAGGTCTTCAGGGCGGGTATGATGATAGAAATCATACACCGGTGTTTCAGGCGGAACTTCAGCCAACCAGGGGTTTTTCTCAACTGTTGGAATACCTGTCTCGCCATTCCTAGCGGCTAAGAAAGTCCTAGCTTGCTCAGGTGCTATCATTCTGTCTGACGCATTTTCCCATGTTTTAGCCGCATCAGAAACTCCTAGCTTTTCTAGCACTTCACCCGACGGATGAACTAGTGAACGTCCCCCATGTAGTTGGGCAGGATCAACATGAAGGACACCCTGTTCAGCCAGCGCCCGAATGGGATCACGCTCGGTGGCCATGTCGTTGCGGACGTAGTTGCCGAGCTTCTTGTCGACCCAGTTGTTGAGCGCTTCAGCAGAAACCCCTGGATTAGCAACATATTGGCCCGCCTTATCCGGGCCATAATCCACAATAGCTTGCTTGTACTTATCGACATAAGGGTTCTTCAACCCCTTCAGTGCATCCTCAATGCTCCCGCTCAGCCAGTTGCCGCCCGGAGCCTTGATGACTCCGCGTTGTGCTGCTAGAGAGCCTGCACGCGGAGCTGGAGACGCCATTGCCACACGGGACAGGGCTCCCCGCCCCAGAGCAGCTGGTTTAGTGGCTCCTACGCCCCCAAAAAGGCTTCCTACGTCACTTACAGCCTCGTCTCCAGGCTGCTTACCCGGCAACCACTCCTTGTAGAAATCAGAGGTGGGCAGTACAGGTGTCGTGTCCTTGAGCGCTCGCTGTACAGGGTTGAAGGTGGTGTACTTGTCCAGCGTGCGCGCCAAGCCCTCAAGGTCTCCAGGCAAGCCGGCAGTGCCTGCAATCCAGCCGCGAACCAGTGCCTTCAATGCGGAACCGCTGAGCGGTTGGGTGGAAGCGTCTTGGCCTGAGCTGCGGGTGTGTTCCATGCCTACGTGACCGCCCTCGGAGTAACCCTTCCTAAGGTGCTTACGAACCTCATTTGTGGGATTGACACTCCGCTCTAGGAATGTACGAGCGGCTGCACGGGACTGTGGGGAACCCACATTGGGGGAATCAAACTTACTAAAGTCACCGGGCCGCATATCTTTTAGAGGCAAAGCCATGTCAAATTGATCTATTAAGCGAGTGGGTGTTGTATCTTGTGCCCCCAGCGACGCAGCAATTTCATGTATGCGTTCGGCCCAATCCGTATCTGCCGTTGAAAATGAACCCCTTGCACGTGACTGCAGTGCATGGTTCAATTCATGGTTTAGGAGACTGTAGTCACCCGAAGTCAAGCCGGGTGGACCAATGACGTGCTCGAAATGTTCGGCAACCCCATGACGCTGGAAAGGATTAGGTCCGGTGACGAGGAGTTCAAGGCCACTTCCGGCTGGTTCTATCCTACCGCTTCGTGGCATAAGCTCCGAGGAGGCATCATTCAAGTATGCCCCGTAGGCCTCATCTGGCATTTTTTTGAGCTGTAACACACTGAGGTCTGCTAATTCTGGCACCTGCTTATATAGCTCTGGATGATCCAATAGCGCGTTGAGTGGCATGACGCTACGTGGACGCATTTGAACCACGGGCGGAGCCTTGACAAAGGACTGCCCAGCTAGTATCTTGCTAGTTTGTTCAGCACCCGTAGGTGTTGGAATATACTGCACCACATCAGCAGCATCATGCGTAATGGGGAATAACCCGTATTTTTGTAGCAGTTCGGAGCGTGAAGCCCCTTTGCGAAAGTCTTCCATCATCTGGGGAAGAAACTTCTTCATTCCAGTCAACACAGCCGGGATGATATTACCAGCTTGAGCATCTGTAGAGGCTCCGGCACCCATTAGAGCTACTCCAGCCTTACGAGCCAATTTTCCGCCAGGGCCTCCGGCAACCATGAGACCCAGGTCCACAGCGTCTTGGGGTACCATTGCCTCAACAGTACCCTTGAGCCCCTCAGAGCCCGGGTCGTTCCACCACTTGGGAAGCTGTTCAGCTATGATGCTAAAGGGTCCAGGGACTTTGGGGGTATTATCCATCATCTAGTCCAGAGGGTGTTAAGGTTTACGGGGCTACCACCAAACTTCACACCTTTATTGAGGATATCATCTGCAGTAAGGGACAGCGGACCTTGAATGGCTGAGTAAGGTTTCCCGAATACGTCAGTGGCGTCCTTGAAGGTATTGCCAGGTAAGAAACTCATCAACACGGGATCATCCCCAAAGAGATCAGCCAAGGCGGCCATTCGATGACGCCCCTCGTATTGAGCTACCAAATCAGACGGGTATTGATCAACCCACAGGGCTGGTAGCTCTTTCACCCCTTGTTTCTGAAGGAGTAGTTTAAGTTTATCGATGGTGACCAAGTCCGAGGGGTCATTCAGCGGGTGAGTCCTACTGAGGAACTCGGATGGCCGCATGGTCCCGGCCGCAAATGGCTCCCGTGTAGGGATCAGGGATTCGGAGAATCCGCGCTGCGCTGCGGGTTTCATAGCGGCTATGCGGGCCATCGCCGCGGGAGAGTAACGGGTCGGGTCGATGAAGTCAGGCAGGCTTTGAGCCCGGGATATTGCCAAATCCAGGTCTTCGGGTTCCAGACGCTTAATTGCCTTATAGGTTGCATCCATAGAGGGCCTGGTAGCCCGAGTCAATGCACCCGTCGTGGCCTCAGCCTTACTCAACTCGGCTACTTTAGCTGCAAGCTTAGCAGCTAGATCAAACTTACCCATGATTACCCGTAGGGGTTAACTGCTGACCGACGTTTCTCATGGTAATCCAACTCCTCCGGGTCTTCAGTCGGTGCTACTGCAACTTCCAGCTGCCCAGCATCCCGTAAGTAAATTGTTGCCTGCGTAAAGCAATCCACCATCTCGTCATGCTCTCCTGCCGGAAACTGCTCCAGCTGATTTAAGAACGGAGCAACCCACGTTCGGGGTTGACCCTTCTGTTTATTCGACTCCAACACCCAGAACACTCCCGCTTCTAGCAGTGGGCTTGCCATGTGGGCACGAGCAACCTTATCGGCTTTTCCGGGATTATAAGGCACAGCCGGGATATTTGACAACCTTAAATCCTGGAGCAGTGACTGGCCGGACCCCTTTGCTTCCACAAGAATGACGTCGGCTTTACGGCTCGGCTTCATTATGTTGTCCCGTTCCCCGCCATACTTTGCCTTCCAATCGTCCATCACCCGCTTCTTCAGTGTGGGGTAACCGAGGTACTCATTCCAGCAGTCCAACAGCAACACATGACGTTGTTTCTCGTACTCAAATACACCCCATACACAGCACCCTGTTGGGTCGCCAGTGGTCTTCTCGGTGAACGCTGTGTCATAAGACTGCACAATGAAGAACAAATCTGGGATCGGTTTACTGTTCGGCCACAACCGGAAGAAGTCGGTCTTCAAGATACCGCCGCCAGCTGGTGATGGTCGTTGCTGGAGCTGGCCTGCAGTTCCGTAGGTTCCCAGCAGGACCTTGAGTTGTGCGACTTCCTTGGGCCCGAACCGGTCAGGGCAGATCAATTCTCCCTCAACCTTCCGGGGGTCGTAGGGCCCCAGTATGGTCTTACGTGCTTTGCCATCCCACTCGGCCGGAATGCAGATGTGCTCCCAGCCTTTGAGGTCGTTGATAATGTGCCCGCTAATATCTTTCTCATGGAGGCGCTGCATAACCACCACCATAGCATCCGTCTTAGGGTTGTTCAGCCGTGTGGACCACACCTGATCGAACCACTCTAGGGCGCTGTTGCGCATGGCCTCGGACTGCGCGTCTTGGGCACCATGAGGATCGTCCAGCACCAACCGTGAGCCCCCCTCACCCGTGGCCGTTCCACCCACACTGGTGGCAATCCGGTAGCCGGTCTTGTCATTCTCGAAGCGCTGCTTAGCGTTCTGATCCCCGGCCAGTGAAAACATGTGACCCCAACGCTCTTGGTACCAAGGTGACTGAACCAACCGTCGTGCCTTCAGGTTGTCACGTATCGAGAGTGTGCCCGAGTACGACGCGGCAAGGAACTTCTGCTCGGGGGACTTGATCCACTCCCAGATAGGCCACATCACGGAGACGATAGTGGACTTCGAGTGCCTCGGGGGGATATTGATCAGCAGACGGCGTATCTGGCCGGCGCTAATGGCCTCCAGGTGCTCGCAAATTCGCTGGATATGCCAGGAGGGGATAAATGGGATTCCGGGCTCTACGACGTGCCAGGATTGTTTGACGAACTCGTAGAGGGAATTCTCAGCCTGGCGGCGAAGCTGCTCAGACTGAATAAGCTTTAGGTAGTGGTTGACATTCACTGCGCCGATGCAGCTTTGAGCAACAACCTCTGCATGGTTGCCAACTCATCTTCACTCAGACCCCGAAGGTCCACACTGGAGACACTGACAGGTTGACCATCAGGGCCAGAGACTTCCTGCAGGATCTTGTCACCGAATATCTTCGGCAGGAGTTTGGATAGCAACCACTTGCGGGTTGAAATCTGGAGGTTCCGATGGCCCAGCATGTCCTCCTCCACAAACTTGACAGTCACACCGCCATCAGGGTCGATGATTTTGGTCTTGGTCTGGCCGATGTGAGGACTGTCAGAGATGTCCTGCAGGTCATCAGCCATGGCCAGGTAACCCCGGTGTTTGGCGTCGGTGTAAGCCCTGGTCAAGTCCGGGTCATCCTTCAACCACCGATACCACACCATCCTGGAAGGTGCTCCTTCAACGTCCCGGATGGCCCTCTGCAGGGAGAACCCGACTTCAATCCTCTCCAGAACCTGTGGAATAACCTTGGCCTTCTGGGCCTTGGTGAAGCTATCCACAGGGAGTGGTTTGAAGGGCTTTGGCTTCAAAAGCTCAGCCTTCTTTGCCATGTGCTCTGCCTTCTTCGCTGCTCTCTTTTCCTTGGCAGCGGCGAGTCGTTTGAGAGAAGCTTCAGTCGGCATGGTTCGGTCATTATACCCGATTTTTTAGCGAGTAAATCGCGGGTGTTTCGTCACTGCCATCCCAGTCACGGTTGATAACACCGTCCTTGGAAAGTTGGATAAGCTTCTTCGCCACAGGGTTGATTATCCCATTGTTCTCTTGACCATAACGGAACTTCGGAGGAATCTTAGCCATCAAGCTTTTGAGAGTCCAAGATGGTTGGTCTTCCATGGTCTCAAGGATCAACTGCTCCAATTCATCAGTAGGTTGCGTGAGCGAAGCTGCAGTTGACCCAAGCATCCTCTCATCAGAACAGCAGTAGTCAAGATGGTCTTCCTCCCAAGGTTCTTTATTATCAAATTTTGGAAAGGTTTTATTCAACCAGGCTTTCCTCTCGGCTACACTCATGGCTTTGAATCCCACAAGCTCTTCTCCAACCAGTATCCCTTGATCAACCATCCACTTATACCCCTCGGTAATCACCTCCCGACTACATCCGGAGTCTTTCGCCAGCTGTTGAAGACTCTTACCACCCGACCTTGGTTGACTGTACTCAGACCAGATGTACCAAGCACCCTTAGGAACTTTCTCATGTTTCTCTGGTTTCTCAACTTTGGTATCATTAACCGTGTACAACCAGGCCACCCCCTTTTTAGTTCGAGTAATCCTCCCCTCTTGAAGCAATTCAGCTTCCCACCTTTCGAAGGATGCTTGACTAATCTCTAAAGTTTCACGAATGGTCTTGGCATTCATCCAGGGTCGGTTTCGAATAGCCTCAAATAGTTTCTCAGCCCCGTCTTCTTTAATCCGAGGTTCGTAGTAAGGGTACCTATAGTTCTTCCCACCCATGGGCTCAGTATGAACTGACACCTCTTTATTTTGAATCATACTCGTCAATTCTTCAAAATCAAGTTCAGCACCATATAAGGTAATCAACTCCTTACCTGATACCAAACCGGCAGTGGATAAAAGATTGCGTAGAGAAAGCATGATAGTTCCTTAAAAAAGATTTAACTGACCAGCTGCGGGCAAGGTCAGTAAATATATATTCATTTTTATTTCTATATACCGGAAAAACCCGTAAGTATGGAAACAAAATCCCGCAGCCCTGATAAATACCATATTTCCCAGGGGAACATTCTTATTATAGGCTAAATCCATAATTATGGCCACAGTGAACCGCAGCAGCTTGAATTAAGTATGGAAATCTTACGGAATCTTACGAAAATTAGCGTTTTCATATTATGAGCCACTCTTAAAACGCAGCACCATCAGCTCCTCGACAGCGGTACGAACCAGCGGGCAAACCGGTCCACTGACCCCCTGGAGCAGTATTGCAGAGGCCAGATAGCCCATCACATGGCCCGCTACCCACTCAATGCATGGATCCCCAATGCTCACTCCCCGGGCCAGTGCATGGGCCCTCAGAATGATGTAAGGTGTGGATGCCACGCCCACATTGCCATCACTCACTCCGGCTACCATCTCGGCCCGCAGAATGTCCCAGTCGACCAAGTCCCGCACCCGGAAGAGGCCCTCAAGACCCTTCGCCCATTGTTCGTAATCACCCTGCCTTATCATAGCGTCCCCCATTCCTAATAATCAATTGTTTACCAATCATCCTGTCGAGTATCCCGCTGGCCTTCTGTTGACTGATTTTCAGGGCCCGTTGAACGTGGCCTTCACCTATCAGATCTGGAGAATTCGTCATCAGATCTAGTATAGCCGCCTCGAAATCCTCCTCCTTAGCCTCCCCGGTATGTTCAGACTGTGTGGTCTTGTAGAGGGGTTTCTCGGCGGTTCCCTGGTCGATCGTAATGTCGATCTTCGAGTAAACCCCAGCCCCGCGGAACTCACGCTCGAGAGTGATAACGCCCGGCGTGTCCTGAACCTGGAGGTACCATGCAGACTCGATCCAGCCATGCAATGTGGTAGACCCCAGCATACGCTGGCCGCCCCTCCTAGTCTCACTGCCTTTACCATAGTGGTGGACCAGGATCACAGCACAGTTGTACTTCTGCTTTATATACAGGCACCACTGGAGGACTGGGCCGAGATCCTTCGCCGAGTTTACGTCCCCCGAAAACATCAGGTACAGAGGGTCCAATGTAATAGCCACTGGCCGAATGCGATCGATGAGCTCCTCGAGGGCTTGCTTATTTGCCGCATCATCCAGCATAAAGGACTGCTGGTTCACGAAGTACATAGGTAGGGGCTTAGGCCAATCAATCTGAATCCTGGCACCCAGCTTCACTACCCCCCCGACATGCTGCACGCCACTACTGTGGCCACATAGGCCTCGACTCTCGGCCAGTCGCCCCAGTCGGTCCTTCATAATCCAGTCGGCATTCTCGTTCTGGATAACCAGGACCGGGCCAACCGTGTGGACCTCATGAATACCAAGGAACGGAGTCCCAGAGGCCACTGAGAATAACATGTCCATACACAGCGTCGATTTGAAGGATTTGGGCTCCCCGGCGATGATACCATGTGAGTTCCGAAGCCAGAAGTCCTTCACCATCCAACCGGGCTCGTGAGCCCCAGAGGTCATTAGATCATAGTACCCGACGACCTTCAACTCCAGGCTCTCGACCCGGGTCTCAGCCTTCTTCTCCCCGCGGTCCTCATGAATCTTCTCCATCTCGGAAGAGAAACGTTCATCCTCATCGTCCCGGCCCCTGTACTTGTTCCACTCAGTGTCACGAAGTATGGAGAAGACGTCCTTGATAGGGATTCCCAGGTCGCACATTTCGTGCTCCAAGTACCACAGCATATCACTGCGCTTACCCTGCTCGGCGTGACCCTCAATGATTCGCATGAGCTTCTTCGGAATCGAGGCCCGCCAGCGGTCCAGTAACGATTGTGGGACCTTGCGAAGTACCTTGTCAGTGAAGTGTGTCAGCTTGACGGTCGGCTTGGTCTCGTACTTCAGGTTGGGAGTGCCGGGTATCCTGAGGACCTGGGTGAGGTCCCATCCCCCCCGATCACCGCCCATGTAGTAGGCCATCTGCTTGGAAGACTGGGCAGCTTCGTCAGGGGTCACAACCTTCGGCAATATCCACAATCCCTGGAAACGCCCCGGGGATGACTCCCACAAGATGGACGGGTTACACTTGGTGTGGTCACCCTCATCAATATCAGACCACAGTAGACGAGATCGGGCTACGCCAGCTTTCGACCGTTTGGGCTCAGTGAATGGGAGTGGGCAGAAATACATGTCCTTCGCCGCGTTCTTGCTAAGCCATTCATCCAGGTTGGCACCCAGATTCTCGTCATAGGGGAAGGAGTAGTCCCTCCATGGGTGGTTTGTGGACAGGCAAACAAAGTCACCTGGGAGGCACTGGAGGGCCCAAACAGCCTGGAGAAATTCACGCGAGTTCATGGGCCGCCTCTACACTAGCCCTGGAAATCATCCACTGACGGCCGACTTTTTTGGCCTTAAGCTTACCCCGCTTGATCCTGTTGATGACCTGCATGTTGCTTAACCCTAGCAGCTTTGCTGCTTCTGAAACTAGCATATACCTGGACACGTCTGCCTCCTTAGTGGGAGTGGGATTATAGGCCTGGGACTTTAGTTAAATAAAGATAAATTTCAAGGTTCACTGCCGGTTTTGCCCAAGATGTGGCATATAATTCCTGCTCCACTATCAAAAAGGAAACAAGCATGATCATTGTAGAGGGTATGGACAGCTCCGGAAAAACAACACTGATCCGTAAGCTGTCTGCAGACCTACAACTCCTGGTGATGAATAATCGAAGGCTTCCCCACCATGCCCAAGATATCATTAAGTTCCAGCGGAGAGCTCTTGGCATGGACCGGCATTTTCCAGTAATCTTGGACCGATTGGCCACCATTTCAGAGCCAATCTATGGGCCACTCTGTAGAAATACAGGGATGCTGAAGGTTAAAGTAAGGGACCTGCTGGTTCTCCAGCTGAAGTTTTCTCGGTCAATAATCATCTACTGTCGACCGTGTAAAGACACCATCTTCAAGTTCGAAGAACCCCAGATGGAAGGCGTGCTGTCTAACCGAGAAGACCTGCTGAACTGGTATGACCGAGATATGCTGGCTCTGGAACGTGTGGGGATACCGGTCTACCGTTATGACTGGGAATCGGATGATTATCAAGTTTTGTTAAACCAAGTAAAGGAGAAATTGTGAGTAACTACCAAGATGTAAAAGATTTCCATGAGAAGTATCAGGTTCCCTGTTCCTCGGTACCGGCCCTATTGGACCCATTCACCATGGATTACCGAATCAAGTTTCTTCGTGAAGAGCTGGACGAACTGGTCTTCAGTCATGGAATGGATGACTTGGCGGGCTGTGCAGATGCCCTGGTGGACCTGGTCTATGTGGCTATGGGAACCGCCGTGATTATGGGCCTCCCGTGGGAGCAGCTCTGGGATGAGGTTCAACGAGCCAATATGACCAAGAGATTGGCCAAACCAGATGGCTCAGACAGCAAACGGGGATCACCCCTGGATGTCATAAAGCCCCCAGGCTGGGTAGGGCCAGACCACTCGGCCGCTCTAGCGGGCTCTGGCGACCGATTTGACGCCCTGGCGGCCCTCCTTTTGGCAGCGGAACGGAGGTCACATGGTAACAGTTAAAGTCACCCGTAAGGGCCCAGTGGCCTACATTCAGGGGATGCCCCTCCCGCACCCAATGTCGCCCGAACTGATCGAGCTGTTTGGCGATAAGGACGAACTGTACTTCGAGGCCTCAGTGAACCACGGAATCGTCACCCTGGTTCGTACGGTACCTGCACCATGCTGACCGAATGGCTGGCCTTCGTTAGGCGAGTGGCATACCCCAACCAGGGAATGGTCACCGGGGTTCGTAAGGTGGCCTTCGACCAGTACTTCTGCCTGAGCTGGGAAGAGCTCATCAGCAGTAAGCTGACCTATGAGGACCTGGGGTATACAAAGGCTAAGGGCCGACAGCTTGAGCGTATTTACTGGCCCCAGGAAAGTATGACAGTGGCCCTGGAAAAACTCCATGACCGTCGAAGTAAACCGCATAGCAGTGTGGCAGTCCAAATGGCAGCCGGAGAGAAAGACTCCCGCAGTCAAGGTTACTGTATGCAGAGCTTTGTGATTACCCAGACGGCCTTGGGCAGGCAAGTGGACATCTACTACCGCAGCACAGAAGTTACTCAGAAATTCCTGGCCGACCTGGTATTCTTTCGAACTAAGCTGGTTCCCCTGTTTGGTGATAACCCACCAAATATCGTTCGGTTCAGGTTTGCTAACACTTACTTGTCTGCGGTGTTTGCCCCGATCTTCTTGAGGTATGAACCAGACCCATTGGAATTCTTCCAAGAGCTTGAGCGACAAGACCCAAAATTTTTCAGAACCTTTGGCCTGGCGACTCGTAGATTCTTCAACGAGACCCATAATTACTCCTATAGGACCAGGGTCAAGATGTTCGAGTATTACAAGGAACATTGCACTACCAACCCGGCAGTCCAAAAGCTGCTGGCTAACTTAACTGGAACTGTGGAGGAAGATGATGAAGACGAATAACTTTGAGCAACTAATCAGGTTGGTATATGCCCAGTTCAAAGCTGAGGCTGTGCTTATTAAACCCGCCAGATGGCAAGGCCGAGATACGTCAGGGAAGCCTGACCTGGAGACATACGAACTGCTGAACCACAGCTCGACCGTACTTCTGCCAAGTGAATCTTTGGCTTATTATCGTCGAGATATAGTGCCAGATATACCCTGGGCAGATAATCACTTCGAAGAGCGTGTCTGCGGATACCCACTCAACCCGGGACTTCAATGGTCCAAATGGAGGATGGGGAAAGGGGCTGACAGCTTCAGGCTACCGGACGGATCATTCAACCACAATTACATGGAACGTATGTGGCCTAAGCTGGCCCGGAAGGTGCCACTGTCTGAAGTGGCCCCTGAGGATTGGGAACCAGACCCCTCATTACCAATTCATCGGGGTATTCTCTATGAATATGGGGACCTGGGGGATGTGGTAGATCTGTTAGCCCGAGAACCTGACACCCGACAGGCATATCTCCCAATGTGGTTCCCAGAGGATACCGGGGTGGCCCATGGTGACCGTGCCCCGTGTTCACTGGGGTGGCATTTCATTGTCAGAAACAGTCAGCTTCACATGGTATATTACCTCCGGAGTGTAGACCTTGTGAACCATTGGAAAAACGACCTGTACATGGCTGTTCGGCTTCTTCTTTGGGTCTTGGATGAAGTTAGAACCATCAACCAGGATTGGAATGCCATCCAGCCCGGAACCCTTACAACTCACATTACCAGTTTTCACTGCTTTCGCGGTAACTGGCATCAAATATGAAACCACTACTTGCTGCAACTGTAGAAGATGCTTCCAAGCTGACCTTCCCCTTGATTGCCAGCCCAAAGCTGGACGGCATAAGGGCCCTGGTTCTCAATGGATCATTGGTATCCCGGAAGCTGAAACCAATCCCCAACCCTTCCGTAAGAGCCCTGTATGAACACCTGCAGGGATGGGACGGGGAGCTCATCTGCGGAGATCCCACAGACCCCGCCGCCTTTAGAAAAACCACCTCGGCAGTGATGTCCAAGGACGGAGATTCCTCCGGGGTAACTTTTCATGCCTTTGATAATTTCTTGCATCCGGGAGGATTTGGTGAAAGGCTTAGGTCGCTTTATCCAGTTCCCCGGGTTCAGCTGGTTCCACACCAAGTGGTTCAATCCCATGAGGAGTTACTGGACCTTGAATCCGACTGGCTGGGTCAAGGATATGAAGGAGTAATGCTTCGTAGTTGCCATGGGCCATACAAACACGGTCGCTCTACTCTTCGAGAGGGGACCCTGATGAAACTCAAAAGGTTCTCGGATGATGAGGCTGTTATTGTTGGGTTTGAGGAACAGCTCAAGAACACTAATGAGCTTACTCAGGACGCACTGGGTAAAGCCAAGCGAAGCAACCATCAGGCGGGTATGGTCGGAAAGGGAACACTTGGGGCCCTGGTAGTACTTGGTATCTCTGGCCCGTTCAAAGGGGTAAGGTTCAATGTGGGATCAGGAATGGACGATCAAATAAGGTCAGACATCTGGGATAATCAAGCTAATATAAAAGGCTTGATTATCAAGTTCAAATACTTCATGATAGGGTCCAAGGACTCTCCACGCTTTCCAACTTTCCTGGGTTTCAGGGAGGACATATGAGGTTGACCCGGGACGCAATGCTTATGGCTATGGCTGGGATAACGGCTATGCGGTCTACCTGCCTGAGGCTTCAGGTGGGAGCCGTAGCGGCCAGGGATGGCCGACTGCTGGGGTCTGGGTACAATGGGGCTCCGTCAGGGCTACCACACTGCACCGAGTCTACCTGCAACACTTCGAACCCATGCACCAACACTGTCCACGCTGAGCAAGGGCTCATCTCCTTTGCGGCCAGGCACGGGGTTCGGCTGGAAGGGGCAACACTGTACGTGACCCATTGCCCATGTCAATCTTGTGCAGGGCTTATACTTAACACCGGAATATCCCGAGTGGTTTATGCCCACCCATACCGGATAACGACGGGGCTGGATATGCTGTCCTCTGGTGGGGTTGAGATATTCCATTTTAAAGATCATATAGGAATACCATGGTAGCTAAACGAATAATCCGAACTGGAAGAAACTCGAACTGTCAGCTGTGCCCAAATTGGGAATCAGCTCAGCACCCCTGTCGCTGGGGAGAGGGATCAGAAAAAGCTACCATTATGGTAGTCGGGGATATGCCCACACAAACTGAGAACCTGGGCGGCCGAGGCGGGAAGATGCTCAAAGAGCTTCTGAAAGAGGCCGGGATAGATACTAAGAAGTGCTACTTCACTAATGTGGTGAAGTGCCCCACTCACGACGGCAGCGCCCCGTCCTCGGCATCACTGAAAGCCTGCAAGCAATACCTGGACTTGGAAATAACCCAGGTAGCCCCTGAGTACATCCTGACACTGGGAGCCACTGCGCTCAAATCCCTGTCAAAGAAGTCCAAGATTACTGAGCTGCATGGTCAGGTGTTTGATTACAACGGGATCAAGGTAGTTCCGTCCTTCTCACCGAATGTGGCACTACGAGACCCGGCTCGGCTACCTGGGTTAAGAAAGGACCTGGTAAAGTTTGGGTTCATTACCAGAGGGGAAGAGTCCACTACAGAGGACATGCACTGGGAGGTCATCAGGACCATGGAACAATGGAATCAGTTCGTAGATGAGTTCGAGCGATCTGAGGTAATTGCTGTAGATATTGAAACCACTGGGCTTGACTGCGAAGTACCTGAAGGGGAAATCAACTCCATTCAGTTCTCCCTGGATTCCACAGATAAGAACTGGGCCCTGCCCCTGATGGTTCGTGATAGCCCGTGGAGGGGAAAGCCTACACTTCGACAGCAGTTCATGGATATACTGTTTGACCTGTCTGAAGGCAAGGTAATCGTTGGGCAGAACTTTAAGTTTGATAACCGCTGGATCAAGAAAAAGTATGGGAGAAAGTTCCACTTGAATTTTGACACTATGTTGGCCCATCACCTGTTGGATGAGAACTCCCCGCACGGACTGAAGGAACTGGCCTCAGAGTTCTGCAATGCTCCCAGCTACGACGTGGACCTCAAGACCAAGCTGGGACTAGGGGAGCTGGAACCATTCTACAAGTATGGCTGCTTTGATACTTACTACACCCGGCAGCTCTATTACATCTTCAGGAAGCGATTGATCGCGGATAAATCCCAAAGTCGTCTGTTCTACAAACTGGTGATGCCGGCGGCCCGGATGCTGGAGGATGTGGAGTCCAGTGGACACTTCATTAACGTCAAACGCCTGACTCAAGTTCGTGAGGAATTGAATAAACAACGCACATACCTACTGGGAGAAATGCAGCGACTAGCTGGGGAAGAGGTTAACTGGAACTCCCCGGCCCAGGTGGGTAAGCTGTTCTACGGAAAACTGGGATTACCCATCCTGGAGAAAACTGCAGGAGGTTCCCCTAGCACGGGAGAATCCGTTCTGCTAAGGTTACAGCATGAACATGAGCTGCCAAAATTACTAATGGAGTTTCGAGGCGTAGACAAGAACCTCTCCACATATGTGGACGGATGGTCATCTTTGATGCATCAGAATCATTTATTTATTTCTACCAAAATTCATGGTACTGTAACTGGTCGCTGGGCATCAAGACTCCACCAGGTACCCCGTGACCCGATGATAAGGTCGCTGATCGATGCTCCTCCAGGGTGGACATTCGTTTGTGCTGACTATTCTCAGATTGAACTAAGAATAGCCGCCCTATTATCGGGTGACCAACGAATGAAAATGATTTTCCAAACAGGTGGGGATATTCACAGTGCTACGGCTTCGTTCATCCTTAATAAACCGGTAGATCAGCTTACTAAAGAAGAACGTAAGATGGCGAAAAGTGTTAACTTTGGCCTCCTGTACGGCATGGGATGGCCTAAACTGGTTATCTACTCCAGGGATAACTACGGGGTAGACATGACTGACCAACAGGCCAAAGACTTTCGTGTACGGTATTTCGAAACCTATTCAGCCTTACCCCGGTGGCATGAACGTCAACGTAGGGTAGTTCGAGCCTTTGGTCAAGTCACTTCCCCGTCGGGCCGAGTGAGGCATCTTCCCGGAGTCAATAGTAGTGAACAGGGGTCTCGGGCTGAGGCTGAGCGTCAAGCTATAAACAGTCCAGTTCAGGGGTTCGGATCAGGGGACCTTAAGGCTATGGGTATGGTGGAAATCCACAATACACTTCCTCGAGAGTTCATCCAAATTAAAGGCGAGGTTCATGATAGTAATTTACTTTGGGTCAAGACTGATAAACTAAACGAAATCTTACCGAAGGTTAAATCCATTATGGAATCCCCCAGCCTTCTTAAGGACTTCGGAATTGAGCTGACCGTTCCCATCGTAGTAGACATAGAAGTAGGGGCTTGGGGGATCTCGAAACCCTGGAAACCAAGCTTATAATTACCTTACCAACACAAGGAGTACCATGTACTATACTTACTTTCATACCAGGAAGGATAACGGTAAAATTTTCTATGTCGGTGCCGGTAGTCTAAAACGGGCTAAGGCTACCGGAAGGAGAAACCCCGAATGGAAGGCTATTGCTAAAGGAGTGGGGTATTCATGGGAGTTAGTTGGTAGGTGGGAGACTTTTGAGGAAGCCACTTTACATGAAGAACTATTAATTGTATGCCTTAAGGATCTAAATCACCCACTGGTAAATATAGCCATTGGCGGTCATAGGGGAATCACTCCCTCCGTTGAGACCCGTAGTTTAAGGTCTCAATCTCTGAAAGGAAAACCTCACACTAAGGAGAGAAAGCTAAATATGTCTATTAATTGGAAAACCCGTAAACGCTATTGCTGTTTAGGATGTGGACTAATAACTTACCCCGGTCAGCTTACACAACACCAGTTAAAGACCGGGCATTCAGAAAGATCACTATATGAAAAAAATTGAAATAGACTGGCCTGAGGTGATTCAGGTTTCTCATTCAAGGTTAAAAGTATGGCGTCGTTGTCAGCAACAACACCACTACCGGTACTACCAGGGTCTTCGAAAGAAGGTCAATGGCCTGCCCCTGTTTGTCGGAACCGGAGTTCATGCAATGCTGGAAGCGTATGTGGTTCGCGGCGATTGGAAACCCGAACTGGATGCCTTCCGTGCCGAGTTTAATCAGCTGTTCAAGGAAGAACGTGAAGAGCTGGGTGATCAACCGTCCATCATTGAGAGTATTGTCAGGGGGTATATCGAGAAGTACAAAGGTGATGGCCTGATTTATGTTCCCCGTCATCGTGGGGTCAAGGCGGAAATTAAAGTCCAAGTGGACCTTGATAACCACACTAGGTTCTTGGGATTCGTCGATAAATTCCCGATGGACGAAGACGGTCGTCACTGGGTAATGGATCATAAAACCTGTAAAACTATCCCCGATGAAACTTCTCGGTTTGCTGACCTGCAGTTGCTGATGTATGTCTGGCTCTTGCCACAACTGGGCTATCCTCAGCCTAGTGGTGTCATCTGGGATTACGTGAGGAAGAAGCCCCCATCGGTACCTGAGGTGCTGAAGAATGGGTCTATCAGTAAAGCTGCCAAGATTGATACCACCTATGAAGTTTATATGGCTACGGTGGAGGAGAAACTGGGTAAATCAGCCTTACCTGAATATGAGGAATTCGCCCAGACCCTTAAAGGTCGTGAAGAGAAGTTCTACCGACGCATCTATCTGCCAGCTAATAACAGTCAGATGGTCGACAATGTGGTCAGGGACGTATTAGCCAGTGCCAAAGAGATCCGTATGGCAGGTCCTAATTCAACAGTTCGTAATATGACCCGGGACTGTAACTTCTGCTCGTACTATTCACTCTGCCAGGCGGAAGTACGCGGTCTTGATTCAGAGTTTATCCGCCAGGCAGAATACATCACCAAGGAGAAAATCGATGATCAAGAAGAAGCTGTCGAGCCCATCGCCACTGAAGAATAACTCAAAGTTTTCTAACATAACTGATCGAATTAAACCTGTGTCAAGCCTGGGGCTGGTACTTGCTGCCTTGTTCTACGGGAAAGCTGGGACAGGTAAAACCACAGTGGCTGCTACATTCCCTAAGCCGCTGCTCCACTTGGACATCCGAGAGAAAGGAACGGATTCGATCTCGGATTTGGAAGATGTGGATACTCTATCCATTGAAGAATGGGATCAATTCGAACAAGTATATTGGTTCCTTCAATCCAAGGACAACAAATATAAGACTGTTGTAATCGATGCTGTCTCACAACTTCAGGACTTTGCTCTGATACAGGCCCTGAAGGATAATGGGAAGGATGAGGGAGCTGCCATATCCATGCGGGATTTTGGGGCTGCTGCTGGGCGCCTGAAAACCTGGATTATCAACTACCGGGACCTGGTTGATAATGGTATTAATGTGGTATTCTTGGCCCACGACCGAACTAACGACGGGGAAGAGGGAGAAGGCGGAGAACTGATGCCCTCTGTAGGCCCCCGTATGATGCCATCCGTGGCCAGTGTGCTTACGGCGGCAGTAAAAATCATTGGCAATACCTTTGTGAGGGAAGCCCATGAAAAGCTGGAAGGCGGGAAAGTCGAGCGTAAGGTGGAATACTGTATGCGGGTAGGTCCCCACGCCTATTACACCACCAAGGTTCGTCAGCCCAAAGGCGGATATACCCCAGACGTCATCGAGAATCCAGGCTATAATGCCTTCGTCTCCTTGATGAAGGGGGAACTTAAACCGCCGGCACCAAAGCCGGCAACTGTAACAAGCAAACTCAAAAGGAAATAAGCTATGGCTACCAAATCCCGAGCACCCAAGAAGTCCACAATCGCAGTTGACTTCTCGGAAACCGAAACACAACAGACCATCGAAGAGGGAGATTACGTCCTGACTGTGGACGAAGTCGAGCAAAAGACCAGCGAGAACAGCGGCAGCGATTACCTGTCTATCGTTTTCAAAGTGGCCGAGGGTACTTTCAAGGGCAAGAAGGTTTACCACAACTGCAGCCTGCAGCCTCAGGCACTGTTTAACCTCCGGGGTCTGTTGGAGGCCTTGGGCTTCGACGTTCCACAGGGTCGCATGGACCTCGACCCGGCTGACATGATCGGCGAGAGCTGTGGGGCCTCCATTGCTCATGAAACCTACCAGGGTAAGACCAAGGCCCGCCCAGTGGAATTCTTCTCGGCCGACGAGGTGAACAGTGATGAAACCCCAGCAGCCAAGCCTTCTAAACCCGATCCGAAGGC